TATTGCTTCTTTTGATTCTCTAGCAGCAGCTTCTTTAGCTCTGCGTTCTTCATGATACTCATATTTGATTTTTGCTATTCTGTCTGCAGCTCTTTTACTGTAGTCAGCAATCTCTTTATCAACTACTTCATCATCTACTTCAGGAGAAGTATCTTCCGCTTTCTTTGCTCTGCGGTCTTCTACTGGCGTATCATTTACTACTTCAACATCATCAATTACTTCGACTTCTAAGCCTTCAGGTATTTGATTGTTTATTTCTGTAGTTTTACCAAAAAACTTATCTTCCTGCGTTTGAGGTATAGTTTCTTGTATATTAGGTTCTTCGTTAATTATTTCTGTATTACTCATGCTCTAACTACTCCTGTAGGGTCATCTACTACTGCTTCCACAGTATCATCGTTAATTAAACGAAACTCTTGCCCATACATTTTCATGCGAGTGCCTGAATAAGCTCTGAAAACAACCCAGTCACCTTCTTTACACCAAGGTCCACTTGGAAACCTTTTAGTGTCGTTATAGCACTCTGGTCCTAATTTTAAGACATAGCCACAAATATTGCTGACTTCTTCGTCTTGTATAGTAGAGGTTGCTTTAATTATCCCACCTTTAGATTTCTCATCAGCTTTAGGCATAGCTATTAAAATCTTCCAACCTTTAGGTAAAGGTAGTTGACTTCTAGCTTCCTTGCTTAGTTCAGGTGTTTTAACACTTTCTGGCTTAGGTACTTTTTTGTCTTTTTCACTCATATATGTTGCACGACTTTAGGAGTCGAGTTCCTATGTTTCCAAGTTTCTTTGGATATAATCCAAAAGTTCTCGTTCTGCAAGGGCTAAACCCTCGACAATACCAGCCATTTTTTGATACTCGGAGAAGTCTTTACAAGCTCCTGTACTCATATGGTCAGCATGTTCATTCATCAAACCACGCAACTTTAACTTCAGATGTTCTGAGAGTGATAGCTGTGTGATATCATTTTCCATTCTGTTTACTATCTTCTAGCATATCTTTTGCTATGTCAATACCTTTAACAAAATCTTCTCTTGCAGACTTATTTTGTAATTGGTCTGCTTTAAGTAAGTCACTAGCTGTTCTTTGTCCTATCTGTGCACCAGCAATTTGAGTTTGAGCCTGAATTCTTTCTCTTTCTATAGCATCTCTATTTGCTGCTTTAGAAGCATCTAGTTGTAATCTAGCTTGACCTTCTTGTGCTCTACGCATTGCTTCTTGTTCTTTAATAGCTACTTCTTTTTCTTTAGCCATTATGAGTGGGTCTTGCTGTTGTTGTTCTATTCTTTCTTGTTCTGCTCTCTGCTGAGATGTACCAAGAACTCGTTTAGCTGCTTCTGCTACTAAACTAGAAATTCGTTTTTCTACATCTGCTGGTAGTGGCTCACCTTCAGGTGGTAACTCAACTCCCATTTCAGCTTCAATTTCTTTTCTGTATTTCATTGTTAAATGTTCATTAACATAAGCTGACGCTGAAGCTAGAATACTTTGAGCATTAGGACTTTTCTCTAATGTACTCATTATCTCTGGATTTTCTTGAGCTGATGCTACTACTGCTATATGTGCTTCATGGTCTTGTTGTATGTAAGCTTTAACAGGTTTTCCATTAATTAAGTTTTGTACTGCAGTAATTGGGTCAACTGGTTTGACATCATCTGTATCTGGAATAATATCATTTACATCATTAATGCCTAATACTCCAAGCATCTGTCTATGTAATTCAGGCATGTTATACATATCAGGAGATGTCTGTGCTAATTGCATAGCAGCTTGATATTGCATTATTCTTTGAGCCATTGTTGCTGCATTAGGGTCTGATACAGGTAATACATCTACTCTGTTATCAAAGTCTTCAGCTTTTATAAATTCTTCTTCATCTGTTTCATATGGGTAAGCAGGGTCTGTAAAGTCTCTTACAATGCCAACCAATATATCAAATTCTTTTTTCATTGCTGCATGAAGCCTAGCTTGAACAGCACTCATAACTTTTTGGTTTCTTTCCATTAAAGCTAAGGTAGTTCCTACAGGTGCTTGATTGTTCATGTCAGATATTTTCATATCAGATATGCTAGCAAAACGCCTGCCTTCTTCTACTATGTTTTGTAATAGCTGATACAAAGTTCCTGAAGGTTCTTTGTAAGGTAAGAATGTAATGTTATCTCTTATAGCTCCACCAGGAACATCAACATCTCTAAATTCACCAGGCATTATAGGAGTATCATCTCCTTTAATTCTTAATCCTCTAGCTTTCAAACCACCAGGCAGATTGCTCAAAGTACCTGCATCTACTAATTGTCTTAGTATAGATGTAGCTGATTTAGCTAATCCACCAACCATATGTATTAAACCAAACCCATAGAATCCTAATCCTGGTAGGTATTGATAATGAACAAAGTGCATCCTTCTTAATTTTTTAGGGTCATCTTCAAAGTAGTTCCTACGAATACTTAAAATTTTACCGCTTGGATAATCTATTGTTACAACATAAGGTATGGCTATACCTGTTTGTTCGCCTTCTTCATTAGTATCTTCAAACCCTTCTAGGTCTAAATCTACTTGCATTTCTAAAATAGTGTGTGTGTTATCAAAGTTATAAGTGGCTGCTTCACCAGTTATTTCATTGTATTTTTTGTTTATATCACTAGTATTGTCAGACCCATCAGGTATATCTATATCTCTATAGAAACCATTTACTTGCATTTTTCTAACTGAGTTAGAAGACTTACGCATTACATGGGTAGCTCTTTCACAAGTTTCTAAATCACTTGCACCATAATTAACTACAACATCTTCTGCTGGTACAAATATAGAACTAGGTCTATCTAAGCTTGGGTCAAAGTAAACTTTACGAAAGGCAGAACCTGCCAAAGGTAAAGAAAATAACATCTTTTCAGTCTCTGTTCTGTACTCAGACATTTCATGAATAAGAAGATAGTTTAAATAATCTTCTACTCTTTTTGATTGTCTTTCTTTTTCACCAGTAACTTTACCTACAATCTTTGTTCTTACTGGTCCTTGTGCTGGAAACATTTCAGTAATAGATTGTGATTGGAAACGAATAACTGCTTCACTTAACATTGGATGAAACACACCACAAGCTCCTGCCCAAGGTGTAGTTCTTTCTTCTATCTTTAAACCTAACTGGTCTAAACCTTTTGTATAAGTTTCTTCCCATTCAGAGCGTGATTCTCTGTCTCCGTTATAAGCAGAGATTAATTCATTGCCTAAAGAATTAAGGTCATCGTCATCTATGAACTCAGCTAAGTTTGAGTCAAAGTCTTCATCGCCTGTTTCTTTGGCATTAGGTTCAAAATCAATAATCATGCCACCATCATCAGTCTCGATAGCAACTGATTCTGGGTTTTCTATAGCTACAGTTAATTCTTCTTCAGTATCTTGTTCTATTGTTCCGTCAACTGGAGTAGCTTGTCTTCTTTCTATTGCCATTTAAAATCCTAATAATAATTTGCAGTTCGGTTATTTTCCAAAGGCTCATCTTCTTCATCTGAGTACAACGGAATAAAACCACCTTGTCTGAATCTTAACAGAGCTTGCGTGGTGCTATCAACTAAATCGTCATGTTCCATGTTAGGAAAACCAGCAAATTGTTCTATAACTTCTTCTGCCCATCTAGTTGCTGGAGCATAAACAACACCTGAAGCAAACAAATCAGATACCGCATTAACTCTGGATATTTTATCATTTCCACGACTAGGTGTATATTCTTGCACTAAGATACCCATTGCTCTTAATTCAAAGATTAATGGCATACCTGCAGCCTTAGCCTCTACAATGCAAGCATCAGGCGAATAAGCTCTATACTTCTCCAAAGCCATCTTCTTCAAGTCAGGGAACTCTAAACGCTCCTGATAAGCATCTAATAAGATAACATTAGGAGAAATCATTCCATCGTCATCTTCTTTGTAGAAAACTCCCCAAGTAGTGCAAGCTGAAAAGTCGGCACGCTGATTCTTCATGAACGCTGTGTCCCATGATTGAATAACAAACTCACAGTCAGGTGGTTCTCTACCTTCCCATGATTGCCACCATTCTCTTTTAACTAATGCACCTTCTTCAGAAGTAGGGTCTTGCTGATACTGAGCCATCCATTTACTGTTTGGCAGTTCAGCCTTAAGAGCTTGTAATTCTTCCATCTTCCAGAACTCAGCCCATAAAGGGTTTCCAGAAGGCATTATTGCTGGAAGCTCTATCACTTCCCATTGGTCTGCACCGCCACGCTTTATACTTGCGTCAACAACTTGACCTGTTAAATCTTTATTGTGCCATCTTGTCATTACAACAACGATAGAGCCATTAGGCTGTAAACGCTGTCTTGGACCAGATGTATACCATTCATAGGTTCTATTAAAAACATTTATGTCAGAACTAGCACCTTCTTGTTCTGAATGGGGGTCATCAATGATTAGGAGGTCAGCACCTTTACCAGTAACCGCTCCACCTACACCAATCGCAAAGTAATCTCCGCCCTGGTTTGTATTCCAACGACCAGCAGCTTTACTATCTGATTGTAAACTGACATTAGGAAACACTTTCTTATAGTCTGCACTATTAACTAAGTTCCTAACCTTCCTACCAAAGCCAACCGCTAGTTCAGCAGTATGGGCAGTCTGGATTATCTTCTTGTCAGGGTTCTTACCTAAGAACCAAGCAGGAAGCAAATAAGAAGCGAACTCACTCTTAGTATGTCGTGGTGGCATATTAATGATTAAACGCTTTAAATCACCCTTAGCGACTCTCTCAAACGCATCAGCCATAATCTCATGGTGTCTACCATGTATAAAAGCAGACCACATCTCACCAACAAAGCACATAAAGTCTTCATGGCATTTTTCTCTGTCTTTGGCTAATTCTAATTCTTCTAAGAGAGTAAGAAGTTCCTGCTTCTGGTCAGAAGATAGGTTCTGTACTTTACTTAATACATTTTTATTCATACTTAATACCTAGTATATACCTATTGAGGAGTAACCAAATAAAAAAACCTTAGTAAGTACCTATTGGTTGGCACTTATTAAGTGAATACTGGATATATGGTATGTACTAGGTATAGAAACTACAAGATTTTAACATAATGCACCCCCTTCACATAAAAAGCAACCCCTAAATGAAAATAAATTGGGGTGGGGTCTAGGATTCCTACCCAATTTCCTACAAAAACAGGGGTAAGC